TTCAATAGCTCCTCCAGTATACTCACGGAATTCTAAACTATAAGATTCCTTAATAGGATAACCCGCATCTTTTTGTTTCTTTAAGAAATCAGCAAATTTATTCTCAGCAGTTTTAATACTAAATTGTGTTCTTACAAAACATCCTGTATAAATTCCTTGATATTTACCTTCTTTTACTGTGGCTAGTGTATATATTGTGTTGTTACTTAGTATTCTAACATAATCTTGTAATTCTTTGAAATTACCATTAAATAGTGCTGTAAAGTTATCAATCTTGCCAACTTCCTCAACACCTGTATTTGCCCAATCTCTTAGGAAAGTAATTAATGCTACTTCCCCTACTTTGGCAATTCTTGCACCATCTGGTTTAAACCATTTGTTGTCATTCTTTCCTAGTTTATTAACAGCTTCATCAATGGAAGTTGCCCAAGTACTTTGTCCAAAGTCATTTACAATTTCAAACTTGTCTCCATTTTTAGTTGCTCTGTCTTTATTCTCTAGGAAGAATGCAAATTTTGTCTTGAATTTATCATTCTTAACAATAACATCAATCCTTACTTTCTTAGTACCATCATCTCCTGTAGAGAGATATTCAGGTTCTTTTTCAAACTTAAATCCTATATCATTAAGTTGTGCTAGTGTAGGATTGATTGCTACAATATTCACCTTACTAATTCCTGTATATAGGATTGTCTCATTAAAATGTTTAGTTTCTGAACTATTAACTCCAAATGCCATAATCTTTTCTTTTTATTATTATTATCAATTTAATTTGCTTTAAGCTTTCTTACTTTGCTTGTTCTTATAACTCAAAATCAATACTCTTTTGTTGTACTGGAGCATTTAAAGTTTCTGCTACAGGTTCATCCTCAACAAAATTTAACTCTACTTTATACTTTGCTTTCTTAATACCTTTTAAATCTGGATGTTGCCATAGAACTTTAGCCTCTCTAGGGTTTAATTCTAACTCTTTGGTAATATCTTCTCTAGACATACCTGCTTCTAATTGTTCCTTAATTTTCTTAATTGATACATTCTTCATATTGTTATATTTTTTATTAATTATTTGGTAAATTCTATTATTTTTTCTAATACGTAATTACTATCATTTGGAATTTTAAATACATCTTCTCCAAATATATCTGGTGGGCATTTAGAACTTGAACTATCTAATGCTAAATCAAACCAAGCATCCACTTTTTTAGTGTTAGGATCCAAAGTTCTATCTACATATAGTACAATAGCAAACTCTTTTTCAATCCAACCCTCCCAAGTTTTACCTTGAGTTTTAGTTCTTCTTTCTTTAGCACCACCTTCATCTTGAATCCACTCATAATGAGCAGTTAAAAATACTTCTTTTTCAATTTTCTTTACTTCAGTCAAAAACTTACTTATTAATTCATTATAGTAATTATAAACATCAAAACCTTTTTTAGTTGCTTTGGCTTCTGCAATAAACATATCTAGCACAGCACTCAAACTATCAATAACAATACAATTAATTTCTGGGTTGTCGCTATAAGCTTTCAATGCTGCAAATACACCCCCAAATGCAACAGGTTTACCATGATATTTAAAATTACCTTTAAAAGGTAAAGGTTTATTTTCTACATTAATAAATCCTGTTTTATCTCTATCCATATTTCTAAATGAATAGGTTTTACCTTTACCAGATAAACTTACAAGTAATACTTTATAATAATCTCTTGCCATTAATTTATTTATTTTATTATTTATATATGGTTATAGTTTGAATTTCTGGAAATACTTCAATAGCCTTTGTATCTCCATAATTACATTCATACCACCCCATTGAATCTTTTACAGAATTTTCATAATTTATTTTAAAGAATTTTCCATCAGAAACTCTTTTAAATATCATTTCCCAATGTTCTGTATGTCTACCACTACTCTTGTAATTTCTTTGTACTTCCTCAATTTCTATTTCTTTACCTTCATCATCGGTAAAGTATAATTCATATACTAAATCACACCATTTATCATTTGGAACTTTAATTTCTTCTCTTTCCATAATTTATTATTTGTTTGTTGATCCAAAGCCACCTGTTCCTCTTTCAGTTTGAGATAATTCTTCTACTTCTTCAAATTCTATTTGAGGATAAGGAATAATTATTAACTGAGCTATTCTATCCCCAACTTTATAATCCCAACTATCTAATCCATTAGTTTTAATAAAAGTTGCTTGAATTTCTCCTCTATATCCTGAATCTATTACTCCTACAGAATTACTAAGAATTAATTCTGTATTTCTAATAGAACTTCTAGGAAACACTAACCCAACATATCCTTCTGGTATTTCTACAGATATACCTATTCCATAAGTACATTGAAAAGTTGTATTTGAAATTTTAGATGTAGCAGTTAAATCCATGCCAGCATCCCCAGGTTTTGAATACCTAGGGATTACTGCTAATGGTGATAGTTTCTTAAACTTTACTATCATTAAATATACTTCTTAAATTCTTCCAATAACTCAATTTGCTCTTTCAAAATATTAATATCTTCTTCATAAGAAGTTTTAATATCTTGAATCTCTTGCTCCTGTGCTAATACTCTACCCTTCTTATCTACTAAGTTTTGAGTAAATGTACTTACATAAGCAGTTCTAGCATCAGAAGTTTCAATCTTAGAAGTATTTACATTTAGGAATGCATCAAGATAATCTTCTTTCATATCCACTAATTTTTCATTAGCTTCAATTAGATCATCTTCCATTTGAGTATTAAGAACTTCAATTTCTCTCTTTTTATTCCTAATTTGTTTAGACCATTCAGCATTTAATTTATCACCAAATAATCCAATCTTACCTTTATCCGAAAGATTTAATTTTGCTAATACTTTCTCTGCCCAAGTAATTGCACTTACCTTTTTTACTTTAGTTTCTTCTTTCTTTGTCATAATTTTAATTGTTTTATTGTTAATTAAAGTTTAATTTGTTTTACTTTTGTTCTTTTAATTTTTACTTCTACCTTAGATTTATCTATTAAATCTGGAGTTTTCTTAATATTTGCTGGAAGAACTACTCCTGTACCTTTTACTACAATTGGATCTGTTCCTATAATAAATTTTTCAATATCTACAAGAAATTTGCACTCTTCAAATACCCAAGGATTTTGTTTAACACTATTTTCTACAGGAATTTCGTGTGGAAGGGCTTTTCTAAAATACTGTGATAAATCTTCAGCCCCATAAATAGTAAGTGTGCCAAAACTTCCTCTAATCATCTGTCTTACATCACCAATTTTAATTGGTAAACTTGGACTAAGACCACAATGTTTAATGTAAACAAGCCAATCTCCATCTTTAAACTTCTCATCCTTTTTAAACTGAGCTTCATAGGCTTCTCTAGTTGAAAGTTCAAAATACTTAGTAAATTTGCCATTTCTATCATCGAACCCAAATTTATAAACATTATCTAGCAAAAACTCATACTGATAATTTCCTCTATTATCTTTAACTAATTTATAAATCCTATTAATAATAGGCGCTTCACCTATACATCCTCCTGTATTTATTAATTTTACATACTCAGGATATTCTTCATTTTTTTCCATCAAATTACCTTCATTATCATACTTATCTAGTTCAGATTGTTCAATAAATTTATCTTGTTTAATACAGGTATTTAGCCATTTCTTTTCATCTGGAGTTGCAAGTCTTAATAACCATCCCTCAGTATAGTCCCCCATGTAATTACAGTATTCTGCACTATATACTCCTGTTTTATACAATCCTACTGCTTTTTTGAAAGAGTTTTTAGAGTATTTTATAATATAACACCACATAGTTCCATTATCAGGACCATTTACATATATCTCACCTTCAACTAAATCCTCTTTATCCAACTTCTTACCTGTTACATAGTCTATTAGTTCTGATGCTGGTACTTCTGTAGCATTTTTAATTCTGGATATGTGACTTTGTGTTAATAAAGACCACGTACCTGTATCATATCCTATTTTATACCAATATCCTGGTATAAAATTAAGTTTATTAATAGGTTCTCCAATACTTTTTAATTTATCTAATAATTCATCTGCTTCTTCCTGTGAATTTACTTTGCAATAATAATTTCTATTCATTTCATAATTTATTTTTTAATGTTTTATACTTAATCCAATACTTATCAAATGCTTCTTTATGTTTCTTACTTTTTAAACTCCATACAGGTTTACCTATATTCCATATACTACAAGCATTCTTTTCATTGTAGTATGGATTCCAGTAATTCTGCACAGTAAAGAATATTTCTACAGATTTGATACTATCATTCCTGTCTATTAATTTAAACTTCTCATAACCTACTATATTATTTGCTTCTTTAACCATAACAGGTCTAATCTGTAGAATACCAACAGCATTCTCTCTCTTTATAGCATCTAGTGCTTGTTTAGTAGTTCTAGGTTTCTCTATACTAATTATTGTTTTAAGTATATTTAACTTATGATTCTTAAATTCTAGAGTTTTGGCATATGCTGCTTCTCTAATAGAAATCATTTCTTTGGATAATGTAGGACAATATCCTTGTAGGACTGTGGTTATTAATAATATTAATATACATAATCTTTTCATCTCTTTTTATTTAGTTAATACTATGTTTATTTAAGGTATTACTTCTCTTTTTTCTACTTTTTTATAAATCTCTTCCGTCATTTCTTCAAACTTTGGATATTCCTTATATACTGAAGTTGCTCCATCAAAATACATAGGGATTTCCTTGTTAGTTTCAGATATATTAGATTTAAGAATTATTATACTTCTATATGCATCTTTTAACCTAGTAATATTGTATCCTTCATAGTTAGTAATTCCATACCTGTTTGGAGCCCAGATGCCAAAAATTAGAATATGGTCTCTTTGGCATTCCTTTGAATTACCAAGACCATCCAAAGAGGGTTTGCATCTCTCTATAATTAAATTACCTCTAAAATCAAATTGAGGTTTTTCAGATTCTGCTGATTGTTGCATGATATTTACTACTGTCCAATGCCAATGTTTAGTAATTTGTAATCTACCATATTTTCTAGTCCATTTATTAATAGTCTCTCTCTCAGTTAATACTCTACCTGCATCTTTATCATACTCCATTTGTAAGTTATTTAAATTATCAATAATCCAAATAACTTGTTCATCTGGATCATTAGGTATATAATGTGAGTATACTTCTTGTTTGTAAATTTCTCCCTCATCATTGGTAAAATCTAACTCTTTTGTATGATGTGTACCTAGTTTATTACTTATTGCTCTACCCCATTTGTAGAGGCCAGTAGGATTATTGATGGAATCTACTATTTCACAGTAGAATAATAATTCATTTATCTCCTCTTCAACATCATCTAATTTACTCTCTATTTTTTGAGGTAGAGGATTACCTCTTCTACTATTTAACTCTAAAATATCAGTTCTTTCGTGATGTTTTAGAAGTATTAATGCTGCATATAATTTTGCTATAAAATCTTCTTTACTATCCTCTAATAAAGAAATAAGAAATCTAAACTTAAATTCTCTATCAGGATGTTTTTTCTTTAACTTATATACTGTTAATAGGATAATACCTACCCATGAATTACTCTTTCCTACGCCGCTGTTGGCAGTAAACATAATCTGAATTGCAGGTGGAATAACTGGTATAAATTGTCCTAATCTAGGAAATGATTCATAGATAGGTAATCCTACTAACTTTCCTTCAATAACTTTTTGTTTATTTTCTAAAAATCTCTCTTTTACTTGTCTTACTACATCCATTAACTCATTTCATTAGTTTTCCCCACAATAGGTTGATGGGTCAAATATTTAACATCTTGTTGCCACTTCTCCTGATTAATATATGTTTCTATATTATTCATAAATTCATAATCTTTACTAGAGACTCTAGCCTTAACAATCTGTACTATTTTATTATGAGATTCTACTGTAGTAATTTTAGATAAATATTTCTTTTTACATGTGATATAATCTCTAGTAGGTTTCCCTCCCCACTCTTTACTACTTGCTCTTAAAGGTCTACCAGAAGGTGTTGAACTTGGAAACACATCCCAAAATTCATCAAAATTTATATCAGAATTTTTCTTTTCAAATAACTGTCTACCTTTATCCCTAAGTATATATCCTTCCTCAACTTTCTTAATCCATAGATTTTGTTCAAGTAAATGTAATTCCATATCAATAGAACTTCCATATCCCCAATTAAAATCTAATGGATTAATTCCCTCATTAATCATTTTTAAGACAATATACTCCGTTACAAAGATAGGTTGTTTTTTCAAATCTTCCAAATTAATTACCAGTTCCATAAACTTCAATTAGTCTATTAAAATCCTTCCAATCTAAAGTTACTTTACCATCTTTAACAGATAGTTCTAATGGTAATATAAATCCGTTCTGTTTAGCGGGAATTACTTTATCTAAAATAGGAATAGGAGTATCATTCTCCTTAACAATTTCTTCTAAAGATTTCTTACTACTCCTACTTTCTATATCAACCATTTTCTTTGGAAATTTAGATACACTCTTTCCTTTACGTTGATTCTCAAAATCAAATAATTCTACAGCTAAAGCAATCTTAGGTTCTGGGCCAATATAAGTAGTACCATTACTATCTGCTTTAACAATATTCTTTTTAGCACATGCTGCTAAGAATGTTGTTGGTACGTGGAATTTACTTATTACATCTCTTTGAATAAATCCATTAGTACCTTGTTGATACATCCACTTTAGGCATTGATACCTATTTTCTAAATATTTTGTTACTTCTACCATAATTATTTATTTAGATTCTTTGTACTTTTCATAAGATTCTTCAATCTTATTTATTAATAAAGCATCTATGTAACTTCCAATAACAATTGAGTTATATAATAATAGTAATTCAAATACTAATATTACACACATAGTTATTGGAGAATTAAGAAATGTTCCAATAAATGCACTTAGTATAAAACTAATTAGTAATCCTATTGAGATATTACCCCAATGTTTTAAAAACCATATTTTATGTTTGATAATAAAATTATCAATTAATTCTTTTAATTTTTCTTTCATAATTATTCAGTTTTAGTTATTGTGTATCCTTTACTTTTTAAATACTTAATTGCATTTACAACTTTAGTTGGTACTCTATTAGAAGTATCATATTTTTTAACATATCTATACATACTTCTTTCAGAAATTCCTAATTTTTCTGCCAACTCTTTATTACTAATTTTAGGATTTTCTGTAATGTATTCAGTAATTTTTTCCTGAATAAATTGTTCTATAATAGTTGGATTTTTATACATTCTTTAAAGGTTTATTTGTTTTAAAATTTACTTGTAAATATACATCAAACCACAGCCATCCTATAGTAAAAATATATCCTACATAACTAGGATAAATAGTATCTTCTGTGATAAAAGCTTGATTATAAGAGGCATCTACTCCAACATAAATAAATGGGATTAAATTAAATAATTTAACTTTTCCTTTAGCCCAATTATTGAAATAAATCTCAACTCCTTCAAAGTTTTCTTTCATATCCATATAATTCATAATGTTTTGATTCTTCCATACAAATATAAGGTGTATAGTACCTTATAATATCTTCTTCTGTTACTGCTATCCCAAATCTTTGATTTATAGTATTAGCCATTTCTTCATAACTATCAAAACTAACTACTTCCTCCTCTAGTGCTTTAATCATAGTTCCTAGTACTTCAGGAAGTGGTCTAGTTATAGTATGAATAGAAGGTTTAGTTTGGTTCTTTACTTTTGTCATAACTCATCTAAATTAATTGTTGAAACATATTCACTATCAAATCCACCAAGCATTGTACTAATATAAGTCTCATCCTGGGTATTCTCTACAAATAGTACATACTGTTCAGGATAGATACTACGCAGCACTCTTCCTGTGATTTGAACACTATATCTAGTTTGATTATCAAGTTGTACTATTATTCCAGCCTCAATATTAACTAAGTTCATTCCTTCCTTTAACATATCAACTACAAATAGTTTATGGATTTTCTGGTTATTAAAATCCTCAATTATTTGCAATCTCTTTTTCTTAGGAATTTTAGAATGAATTGCCAATTCTTTACCCAAATATACTGCTTGTGGTATTGTACCAGCAAAACATATTAATCTTTTATTATCTAACTTCTCTACTAACTGTTTAGCATATCTAGTCTTACAATCACATAAAAATTGTTTTCTCTTATTACCTGCCCTTAACCAATTTATTCTAGTCCATTTATCCTGAGTTAAATCATATTGTTCTTTTAAGTAGTTAACTCTATCATTATAGAACTTATATGCTTGCCATTCAGTACATACTGTTGATTTAGTTTTACTAAAATGGTAAGTTATATTTTTTACTGTATTATCTAATTCTATAGGAATTAAATATACAGAAGGTTTAGGTAGGATTTTCATCTTTATAGCCTCTGATAAGGATACTTTAAAGATATATGTGTTACTAAATATTGCTTGTAAGTTTTCTTTTTGTTTCCAAGTTAAAGTTGCTGAGAGAAATATGTTTCTTTTATTGAACTGATAAGTAACAATATTATTAGCTAAGTTCATTCTATTGTCGGAGAATAGGTGATGGCATTCATCATAGATATAATTATAATTGCCTACAACTTTATGTAATGATTGATAACAATGAAATGAAACATTCTTTAGTAAATATTCTTTATTATGTTTCTTGAATTCATCAATCCAATTCATTTCATGATTAGTTTCAGCAATTATAATCTTCCATTCTCCACCATACTTTTCAATAACTTTAATAGACATTAGAGACTTGCCTAATCCAGTAGCCCATTCATAGCAGATATTATTATGTGTATTAGTTAACTGTAATCCATAATCTGTAACTTCTTCTCTTGTGCTAAACATCTTTAGGTTCCTCCTTAATATAACCTATTTTAATATTTGTACAATGTTTATATAAGAAACTTAGTAAATCCCCATCATTTAAAGGTTTACCATAAAAAGGCATAAAGATATTATCTGAAGTTGTTGCTACAAATTTATCTACTGTTGTTGTACTCACTTCTAGCATATATTTCTCTTCAGAGAACACACACCATAACCAACTAATTCTGTCATAATCTCTTCTAATTTGCGCAACAATTCCAGCAACCATCTCCTTATCTGCTCTCTTAGTTTTCATAACTAGATAGTTATAGACTTCATGTAGAGTGAATCTATAACCATCTAGTAGTTCTTCATCAATAATCTTCCAAGCATCCTCAAATAGTTCTTCTGGTATATCATTTAAGTTATGCCATTGACCTGTTTTAAGTTCTGCTAAATACATAAGTGCTTTATCCATTATTACTTTATTTCTTAAAGTTTTTAATGTACTCAATAAACTCATCCATATCTTCAAGTTTTACTTCATAGGCTGCTTTAAGTACTTCAACTGTATACGCTTCTAATTCATCAAAAGCATACACACAATCTTCACTTTGAGCCTTTACATTAAATTGAATCTCTTTCCAGAATTCTCTAGCCTGGTTATTGAGTTTATTATACCAGATTCTAGCTCCGTGTTTATAAGTTTCATTTTTAAGTTGATTTATAAACACAGATAAAACTCCAAATAGTATAAATACTCTATTAGTATTTGATATTTCTTTCATTATTCAAATGCATTATAAATTTCTATAACTTTGTCTATAGAATCTCTTTGGCATCCCCAATGTAAATTTAAGTATTTCCAATTTTCAATATCACAATTATATCCTAATATTGTTAATGGATTATTGTACCAATCAATTACTTTTTTAATCTCTTCTTTAGTTACCTTACCATATTCAGTAGTAGCAAAATTATCACCTTTCTTAATAGTGAATTTTATTTTACCAAAATATAGTTCTTTCTCTTGCATTTTACTTACCTCTTCTGCAGTAGCTTTTCTAATTATATGAGATTTAAGAATATTAAAATATCTTTTACCTTCTTTTACAGCAAAATCAGCATCATCAATTAATTTACCTGTTGCATTATTATATCCTTTTGGGTACAATTGAGTTATTAAATTATCTTCTAAAACTCCATTACCCAAAGCACCTTGATTTATAGATTTAACTACAACCCAATCTTCTAACTTATAAGATTCCTCATATACTGGTTCCCATTGCTCTACAATTTCTTTTGGTAAATTTAAATGTGGTAATCCAACTTTTCCTTCTAAATTTATTGGAGCATAATATTTATTATTCTTACTTGCTAATGGTTTATATATAAATCCAGCTTTTACTTCTCTATTAAATAAATCAAAAGGTGCTTTATATCCAATAATTTTCTTTTCTATATCTTTAGTTTTTAAAACGTATTTTTCAAATTGTTCAAAGGTTATTTCTATATGTTCTGAATGTAGGATTTCATCTGCAAAATAATGTCCATTCCCACTAAATCCCATAAATCCATAATTTTTAGAATGTATCCATCCTATATCATCAGATGTTCCTTCTGCTCCATTAGAATTACACCAATTGTTTAATATTGATGCATTATCTTTATTTCTTTTAACACACCATTTAACATACTTATCAAAGAATTCTTGGAAGGTTAGTTCTGGTAATTCGTGTGTTACAAAAAAATCTTCTTCAAAATTCTCTGTTTGTCTTAAAATATCTTCATAAAAATACAAATGCGGACTCGATAAATTTTTTATGGTTGTATCTCCACTAAACCATGTATGGTTATTATTAAACAGGGTCTGCTGTACAATCCTAGACTGTTCAGGTGTTACTCTCATTTTAAAAGGTTTTATTTCCATAATATTGTTAATTTAAATCAGTTCTAATTTTTCTTCAAATAAAAACATTTTAACTACATTGAAATATCCCTCAGCAGTAATTTCTTTGTATTTTATTTCAATTATATCATTCCAATGTAGAATTAATTGTATTACATTTAATTGTTCATCTCTAAAACTAACTTGATATTCAAAATCAGTATATCCCAAATGAAATTTAATTCCGTAAGAATTATACTTATAATCATCTTTTAAACAACTTGAAACAGTTGTAGTAGATTTAGGGAATACTGCAAAATAAACTCTATTTTTAATTTTAATCTTAAAATATTTATTTTCTAAAAACTTAAAATATCTACAAATAAATATTTCTTTTTCACATCTACAATCTTTACTTTTAGAATTAGTTGTTCTTTGTAATTTTTCTACTGTAGTTAATATTTTTCTTAACCAATTTATATCAATTGTTTTCATAATTTAAATTAATTTTAATGCTTCTTGTAATGCTGCTTCTAAAGCAAGTTCATAGGTTTTATATTTACTAAATATACTATTAACTAATTCACCATCATTAACATCTTGATATTTTCCTGTTATGGTAAAACAGAAAGATTGAGAATGAGGTCTATGTTTAATATTAATATGAATATTATGAACTTCTCTTAACCATTTTTGTATTAAATATTGTTCAACTGCATAATATGAATTACTATTTGGATTAGAAATAGAAAAATAAGCCCATGTATGTATTTTACCATCATCTGCATAACAAGGGTAAATATCTTGTTCAAAACCCTTTTCTTTTAAAAGTTTTGCTGTTTCAAATTGTATTATCATATTCTATAATTTAAAAGTTTATTGTTAATTGTGATTTATTTACTCCAACAATCTGATATTTTACAATCAGCAACTACTGGAATACTTTTAATAACTTCTTGTGCAGATTCTATCATTGTCTTCTCCAATAGTATCTTCCACTCCTCTGCAAATTCTTCTTTGCATAAACATTGAAGTTCGTCATATACCTGCATAATAATTTGAACTGGATAATTATTTTCATTTATTATACTTTGTGCTCTTACCATTGCAAGTTTAATTACATTTGCATTAGTAGACTGAATAGGCATGTTTTTACTAGCACGTTCAATTTCTCCAAGTACTTTAGAATCAGATTCCTTATAAGCC